GTAACAGACAAATCGTCGGTTGATCAAAGTGAGGATCATCTTGAGATGACTGCTGTTAAAGGAGATATGTTCGATAAACATCTGGAGTGTGATCTGACATCTAAAGAGCGTGCTGGCTATGCTACAGATCTAGCAAGGGACACAATTGATCATCGTGAGACTAAGGAAAAGGCAAAGGATGTTGCAAAGGATTTTGCTTCAAGCATTCAAAGCTTGGAAAGTTCTCTGTCTCGTAACAGCAGAAAAGTCAGCACAGGGAAAGAGATGCGTGATGTTGAATGCCAGTGGATATTTAACTTCACTGAAGGTACGAAGCATTTGGTCAGGCTTGATACCGGGGAGATCCTTAATTCAATGGTCAAGGTGACTGACAATGACCGTCAGAAAATGCTTCCGTTGGCCAACCCTGAAGAGGTTGATGAAGAGGAAACTCAGGCTGAAGATGCTAAAGGTGAAGCGCAGACTGAAAATTTATCTTTTGAGGATACCGAGGGAGCAAAAGATTGACAATCCATATAGGCATAGACAATGGCCTGACCGGAGGAATTGCGATATTGCATGAAGGGGAATTAACCCTTCATGTGATGCCGGTTTCTGGTGATGGCAAAAAGAAGCGAGTTGATGCGCTGGAGTTTGACAGAATCCTACAGGACTACATATCGCATATGCCTCATTTTGTTACATATGAAAAGCCAGGAGGTAGTCAATCGGCTGTCGCTGCTGCATCTATGGCAGATTCATTTGCAAAAATGGATACTGTAATGGCAATGAGGAAATACAGAAGGGATCCTATAACTCCTCAGAAGTGGCAAAAAATGTTCTGGTCGAAGCCTAAGATGCCAAAGGGTGTTAAGTTTGATACGAAGGCTGCAGCGCTCAAGGTAGCGAGTCAGTTGTGGCCTGACCAGGATTGGCGCAAGAATGACAGGTGTAGAGTCGCACATGATGGTCTGGTAGATGCAGCTTTAATTGCTGAATATGGCAGAAGGACATACGAATGAAAAAGTCTGAACTTGAAGCTTTGAACGGTTTTCTCGAACAGGTAATTACTTTACTTGAGAGAATTGATGTCAATACGACCAAGGCAAAGAAGAAATCGGCCAAGAAGAAGGATGATGGAAAGACGTTGTACCGGGATTTTGTCCGGCTGTCTGATGATGAGTACGCGAAACTTCATACTAAATTTGGTGCTATGATCGCAAATAGAAAGATTGATGCGTTGAATTTGTACGGTCATCAATTTAAAAAGAAGTTTGCGAAGTATGATTCTCATTACCATACTATCCTGAAATGGTCAGAGAAAGATAACAAAATCGAAGAAGGTCCATTAAGTGAATTTGAGAAAGCAGAGAGGGCTGGACAATGAAAAAAGGATATATAGTTGTTGAATGTTCTGAGGATTATGAGCAAGTGCTTTGCCTTGATATTGGACATGGTTTACCAGAGAAAGGTATACTTTCTTGGCAGGAGGGGCCACTTATTCGTCATGTTTTTCCTAATAAGAAGGAGGCGCGTTCTGCTATAAACAGGACTTATCATTATGCAAAAGCATTTAGTGATAAGGGCCTACCTGAGAAAGAATATTGTAAAATTTATCCGATACTATTACCTGTGTTTGTAGAGTGAAAAATGACCTTATCCAAAGACGAAGAAATAGATGCAATACTCAGGGATTGTCACCGGCGTATGCAGATCCAGCATGGCATAATCAATGAAGATGGTACTAAGATTGAGCGTGTTCGGAAGAAGCCGCCGATATTCAGCAAGGATCCGAATAGTTATATTGGAGATTTTAGCAAAGGGAAGAGATATGGAAGATGAAAAATGTGATCATCCTAGAGAGTCATGGATTACTGTATATGACCATAATAAATGCGACAGATGTGGTGCAATAAAGACAGATAGTATGTGGGGCCTGGCTTCAAATATTTGGTTTAAAAACCTGGAAGAAGCAAACTACTACAAAGATCATGGTAGGTATCCAGAAAAAACAAGAGACTGCTAATGTTAATCCATGATAAAGTTTACCCAAATATTCAAGGACTTATGTACGAATTTCAACAAGAGCGCAAAGTCTCCAATTATGCAGGAGAAATTTCTGCAGCTCCAAAGGCGATTCAGCCATGTTGACAGCTCTGTTCTTAATAAAGCTATTCAATTAATTTGTGATAGCGAAGACTTCTTTCCTAAAAATTCGACTATATTAAGATACATACAGTTAGTGAAGCCGGGTGGCCACTCTGAAAACTTTAGCCATTGTGCAAAATGCGGTAGCACTGGCCGGGTCTCTCTTATCCTGGCGATCAAATGGAGAACAGATTCAACAGGGACCAGGACAAGTGGCCGGTATGTGGTCCACAGAGAATTATGGGAGTTTAACAGGTGGCGAGAGATCCATCAGGATCCCAATATGAAAAAGCATTATGATGATCCGAATACATACATGAGTGATCAAAGCGCATTTTGTTTATGCGAAAAAGGACTTTCTCTTTACAGGTCGTTTGACTCAAAAGGTCTGATATTGTCAAAAGCGGAGTTTGGGCAAGCGTGAGAAATAAAGGATGCACTGAATCTGGCTGCACTAATTCGCATTATGTTAAAGGTCTGTGTTATATCCACTGGTATCAGATGCCACACATAAAGGATTATTGCCATAGTATAGCAATGAAAAATAACCGGCTCAAGCGCAAGAAGTTTCTTTTGCATAAAAAGCACAATTCTGGGTTATTAAGAGCGAAGCATATATGATGCCTCTCCTGATATTTAACCCTATAGTAGATTCAGCTAGGAATGCGGCTCCTGTGAGGCTTGTCACGCGCAAAAAGGCAGTATGGCATGACCACACGCATATAGAGAGGCAATGCCTTAGAATTAAGATACGTTACAGCAGTTCAGGATATGCGCCCTTATTGCAAAGCATGGCCGGGTAGTTCCAGTTGTAAATTATCTACTCCTGTGAATTGGTGTGTGTTTTGTGAGGGCGTATCATTAGTTGGTTATAAATCTTTGTTTGGAGACCATTATGTCTGATAGAAAACCGTTTAGAGTTAAAGCTAAAATAACAAGAACTGTAACGGAAGTAGTTATTGCTACGCTGGATAGGAATGGAGACTTATATGAGATTGAAGATGTATTGGATGAAATCGAATATGATAATGCTGAAGTGATAACCATACAAGAAACTAGAGACACTTTTTAATAGCTAAGATTTATAACAGTCACTGCTTGTACGCCGGTCACGGAAGAAGCAAACAGTGAGAGCTGAACCGGCGCACTAAGCGTGGGTTATAATTTATTTAACATGAGGAATTATGAAAAAATACAGAACTCTTTTGATTGACCCACCTTGGAAGTATGGAAAATGGGGAAAGGCATCTATACCGAGAAGTAAGAATCATATTCCTGCAGATAGCGATATACCTTATTCAACAATGAGCAATGACGAAATAAAATCCTTGCCTGTTAGAGATTTGGCTGAAACTAATTGTGAAGTATATTTGTGGACTACTCAAAGATATCTACCTATAGCATTTGAATGCTTTAAAGAATGGGGTGTCAAATACTCAACAACATTAACATGGTGTAAGTCTCCGATGGGAACGGGACAAGGCGGGGTTTATTGCCCTACTACTGAGTTTATACTTCATGGTAGATACGGCAAAATGGTTAAAACTAAAAGACTTGACTCTACTTGGTGGCATATAAAGCGAACTAATGTTCATAGCAGGAAACCTGAGTACTTTCAAGAGATGATTGAGGCTGTTAGCAATGAGCCTAGGCTTGAGATGTTTGCGAGACGCAAGCGCAAAGATTGGGATTCGTGGGGAAATGAAATAGACAGCGACATAGAAATTATGTTAAATAAATTATAACATGCACTGCATGAGCGTCCTTACAGAGTGCCCTAGATGTCGGGGGTGAGAGCGATGGAGTTACGATCAGGAATCCCCCTTCTTTGTGAGGACGTTCGATGCGTTGGTTAGATATTTTAGCTTTTTAAGGAATATTATGAGTCATAAATATAAACACGGAGATAAGGTTCCGAGCGATGTCCTCTGTAAGAGATTGTTAGAATTATCACAAGCCGTTACTAAAGGGCGTGATTCGATAAACAAAGAATTTGATATGCGTATACCTGCTGAATTAGATCGGGATGCTGATTTAGTGCTGAGTGCTTCCGCAAGGCGGATATGTGAACTTGAAGAAAAGCTGAAAATCTAACAGCGAGGATCAGTGGGCAGAAATCAGACAGGATAAAAAAGCATTGGCCGAAGTACGAAACCATAAGAGGCGCCAAGGGGGGTACTGAGTTCACCTGTGTATTTCTGCTCAACTGGATTACTTGGTTAGGTGTTTTGCTCCGGACAAATTATGAAAATATTACATTTAAATGTTAAAAAACAATGGTTTGATATGATTCATTACATGCAAAAGCCCGAAGAATATCGCAGGCTTAGTGACTATTGGTATTCTCGGTTTTTCAAGTATTTTTCTATTAAGGGAGACAATACCTTTCATTCTCATTTTGGAATACCAAAAGGTGAAAAATGGAAAGTGATCTTTTCAAATGGATATGCTAAAGATAGAGACCAAACAGAAAGAGAACTTAAAGATATATCCATTGGAACTGGGCAAGCAAAATGGGGTGCAATACAGGCACGTAGATATTTTGTATTGAAATTAGGCGCAAAAATCTAACAGTTCAGAATCACCAAGCTGGATAGGAGGATTAGATTTTGGCGTAAAGTATTAACTACAGTTGGTGAATTTGTGGTTAAATTTTGCTTGGAGAAATATAAGAAATATGGCAAGGCTAATAGCACAATCTGAAAAATGGGGCAAAGACGGTCAATTATATTTTGAGATAATATCAATAAATAAGACAGTGCGGATAACAGTGAACGATGAAGGAATACATATCAATGCTAATAATATTGAAGTAGAAAAAACTGCTATGAATGCTTGTGATATTATTTTTAAATGATCTAAGCAAATTTAACAGTTCAGGATCAACGATCTGGATGTGAGGTTATGATTGTGGTATAGGTATTAGTTACAGTCGTTGGATTTGTTGGTTAAACCGCAGGGATACAATATGAAGAAACGTTGGGGAGTGCCAAGAGCAAAACCGAATGAATTAAAGATCGCCTACGGTAAATATGAAGGCGATCTTGATTTGTTTTATTGCCATGGTGGTAAAGAAGCCTATAAATGTGATGCTAGCTTATTGAGACACTTTGTAGAGGGTGTGGAATATTTTGAAGGCCGTAATCTTAGACAAGAACTTGAACATCGTGGTTATGATATTACAACCATGAAGTTTACCATAAAAAAGAAAGCGGTTTAACATGCACTGCATGTGCGGCTTTGTACAGAAAGGAGTGAAATATTGTACACTGAAGAAGAAGTATTAAAGTTATTACAGATTCAAAAAGATAATATTCATAAATATGTTGATAGGTGTGCAAGAGATATTGGCAACTCTAATTTTACTTTAAACTTTATACATGATGCACCATTGCTTGAACTAAAAAAGTACCAACCCCAGAAGCCGCACGATGCGTTGGTTGAGCCTACTGGTGCTGACAGTATAAAATGGATTAATGTAAAGGATAAACTGCCTGGATTTTGCGAAACAGTTTTAATTGCATACAAGTATCTTTGTGCAGATAAGAATGATGATGGAAAAGACACAGCAATGGGATGGTATGACATAAAAGAAAAAACATGGAAGCGGTCAGACTCTTTAAAAATGGATGCAGTTGTATATTGGGCAGATAGACCATCCTTCCCAAAGTAGGCACAACAACGGGATATACCGATGTCCGTATTTATCCTGATTTATTAAGTAGATTACAGAATTAGACTGCGTGGAGAGGTGGAACAAAATGAGTGATTCAGAGAATGCACCTGAGAGGGTATGGCTGAATGGAGAAACGGGTTCAGCTATATGTAAATTAGACAGAAGGGATATAAATAGCCCTATAGCATATGAATACCTCCTCAAATCCACCGCAGATAAGCGTGAACAATTTCAATCCGTAGTAGCATATAACTGCGGACATGATTATGGCTATGATAAGGCAAAGAAGGAAGCTGAAGAAGAGAAGATGAAGATAGTGCAGGCTTCTCAATACAACATTGACGAAACTATAGAACATAATTATCAAATGGGATTGGCTAAAAACAAAGACGATATTGAAGAAATATTGAAGCCTATACGAGATGTATACGAGGCGTATAAAGAAAGTGTTTCAGGAAGCTATCTTGAGAGCAGTAAAGTATGGCAAGCAGTAGTGCAAACCATAGAGATTGCGGATAACTCTTGAACAAAATCCTTCACTTCCAAAAACTCAAATCGATTGACAAAAACGTAGACTTCTCCAGGGACATTTCACCAGGTAGGATTCGTCAATTCGCCATGATCAAATCTTGAGATAAATCGAATGGTTTTTTTGACGTTTTGATATGGTTGAAATTATGCAGATTGTAACACTGTGTAAATATTGGATTTACGACACGAAAAACACACTTCCTAAAACTTTCCATAAATAATGGCTGATTTATAACACATTACACATTGACGCAATTCTTCCAATATCATGCCAAAAAGAAAATAAAATAAATTATTTCTCTCTATGTGCTGACGTATCATAGGCTTATCCTTACGCCTATAGGCTACAGGCTGCAAGGTTGGCACGCTTTCTGCTATAGTATCAAGCAGTCAAACGGCGTGCCGTATACTATAATTGAGACATTTTTAAAAGGGGACAATATGAAATTATTAGATAAAGAATTTAACAGTAAATACGGAGTAGTAAAAGAGCAAGACAGGACGCACGCAAAACACGTATCTAAGCATGGCTGGATTCGTAGTTTTGAACCAATTGACGGAAGAGATGCGCCTGTCGTTATCGTTTTTGATCCTGAAGTATCGAGCCTTGAATATTTCTATAAGCAAACAGGAATTGATTTGAGGTAACCAATAAAACTTATCAGGGATGCAAGAGAGCAATTAAAACAGATTAATTTCAACTCTTAATGGGGGTATTATGATTAAGCTTTTAAACGCATTACCGCTGCCGTATAAGGTCATGTTGTGTATGATTTTAGGTTATGGGTACGTAACTGCAACAATTTATATTTTAACACATTAATTTAATCAGGAATGGAGGGAGTTTTATGAATGAGGTTATATATATATACGTATGCTCTAGCTGTTGTCACGGATGGGATGATACATTGGAACATAATCAAAGGTGTAGCCAGTGTGGCAGTAAAGCAATAGGGTTGACACAACCAGATATTAACGCGGTACAGATCAGAAATAGGATTTCTAACCTTTTAGAAGAGTTTTCCGCTATCTTCGGAATAGGGCATTTATGTCATTAACTAAAGAAAACATGGACAAATACGTGGGCAAAATTGCTGTTTTCTCAGTCAATAAAATGGTTTTCAATGTCCGCATCACTGGTTGCCGGATCGCTTACAATCAACCAGAATTACAAATAGAACCTTCTTCCGGCAAAGGTTCTGCGTGGATTAGAAATTTTAATAAATTGGGGATACTATGAATTATAATGACGAAAACTTACTAGGGATGGTTGAATTATATGCAGAGGAAATGGGCTATATATCAAGCGAGGATGATCTATCCGCGAGATTTGATACAGACGTCCTTCCTGGCCTCATAGAACAATACGGCGTAAAAGGTGAATCTTTCGAAGATGAGCCACTATTGAATGAAACTTTCAATAATTGGTCGGATATGTTATGCAAAGATGGTGAAATACATCCAGAACAGTATAATAATTATTCTTATACTGGGGAGCTTTCATGAAATTAACAGGTGATTTAATAATTGAAGTCACGCGAAAATGCAATTTAGTATGCGATCATTGTCTCAGGGGCGCGGCTCAAAATAAAGAGATCTCTTTTATTGCCATGTGTGAAGTTGTAGACCAGTTCGAGTATATAAACAATGTAACTTTTACAGGTGGAGAGCCTTCTTTAAATCCTAGCGCAATACAACATTTTCTTACGCTCTGCCGGAGTCGTAGCATAGGCGTAGGCTCGTTTTATATCGCTACCAATGCCGTGACAGCATCAGGCGAGTTTCTTGAGGCTCTGCTTGATCTGTGGCTGTACTGTGACGACATGGAAGACCTGGACAATAGCATGGGAGGCGTTGCGATCTCAAATGATTATTTTCACGAAACGGATCAAGATACAATCAAGCGGTTGATGGCGTTCCGGTTCACTGAAATGAGATACACCAAAGACAGGCAAGATTTTTACGATAGCTCATATCTAATCAATGAGGGGTTTCAGTTTGATAATTATAATGAAGGGAGAGAAAACACGCCGGAAAGCTTGGATAATCTGGATTTTGAGGAATTCAAAGAGAGCGGTTATTTCTCAGAAATCACTTTATATCTTAACTGCGACAATCAAATAATCCTGGGTTGTGATTGGAGTTATGAAAACCAAGAAGAACACGTATTATGTAAATCAAGCGATTCAATTTATGACGCATTAATTGCGGCATACGTGCCCGCATAATTAATTTAATCAACTAATTTAGAAAGAATTTAAAAAAATGGTGAACGGACGCCCGGATGCTGTAGAAATTGATAGTTTTGTTATTTCAAGGCATGATCACATTGATGAAACAGTTTATAGTATTTGTAAAGCGGACAGGACGCGACCTATTGCCACATATGGAAACGCTGAACAGTTTAGAGAGGAAGTTATTAAGCTGACAGGGCATCACAACAGAGAATATTTGACATGGTGGCTGTACCTGGCTGCAGATGAACGAGAAGAGGCAAGGGCTGTGGCAGTTGGCCAGCCGTTTGAACAAGTAATATCTTAATAATATCAAATAATCTATAATTTCAACCGCCGGAGCTGCTTACTCAGGCCCCCGGCATTAATCAAAGGGAATAAAATGACAGATATCGACAAGCTAACAACAGATTCAAGTAACAAAAAACTAGCGTCTCAAATTGAAATACTATTGATGGAATCATGTCAACCGTTTGACATTCAGATGGTAGCGCTCGAAATAGTTGCCGCGAAACTTATGACTAACAGTTGTCAACTGTTATCAGGAATTGAAGAGGGGCTCCAAATCCTAAAGGATCAGACAAGGGGCTTTTCTATCCAGTTTCTTAGCTTTAAATAATAGTTTAATCTATTCCAATAATCCTGGAGGATACACAAATGGACATACAGACACTTAATAAAGGCAATCATATTATTGAAAAGGTGGACGAAACAAAAAAACTCAAAGAGAATATAATTCGCATTGTCAATCAATATGATTTGAACACCGGAAGCACTCATAAACAACGCATAAAAGCAGAGATGACATCAGCAGTTATAGAGGCAGTCAACAGAGTAGCAGAAAAAGACTTGTTTCTACTTGAAATTGAAATGTTAAATTTAAAGTCTGATTAATCTTAGTAAGGAAGGATGATAAAAAAATGAAGCTTCAAGGCACTAAATTATTCAGGGGCAAAAGGATATGTTGCTGCTCTTATACTCAGCATAATAAGATCGGATTCTCTGCAAGTCTCAAACGCCAGATATTACACAAAGAGCAGTATTTAAACAAGAAAGCACATAAATTCTTTTACTTAAAGAATCCGGACGGTGATGAATATATAATGGGTTTCTTCGGCCTTAATAACTTGGTTGTTACCCTTTCTTATTATGATAAAGACCTTCGTTTATGGCTAACAAATACATAATTAAACCATCCATTTCATCAATGAGGTGTCAAAAACTAAACCTTTTGGCATCTCATCTCACCTAATAACGATAGCTACCTATCAATTATAACTCACAACATACCAACACATTAAAACTTAATTACAAAAAAAGCTTGACTTTTTCCTTCGGTCTAAATATCTTTATAATCACTTAAATAGTGAAGCTATGAGCTAACAAAAGCGATACGGGAGCTATTGAAGTAATGATCTAAGCGCGCGTTATGTATATAACTATACATTGTTTTTAAAGCTCTAAAACACACCTAAAGACCTTCCTGGATCTTCTCTGTTTACTCAACATCAACAAAAAAGACTTGACAATTCAATAATCAATATGTTATTTGAATCTAAAAGGGTTTGCCCTGTTACCTTAATCAAACAGGGATTAGATATAGACAATAAGTATAGACCTGTAAAAGGCGAAACCGCTTGAAAGCTTGTCTAGGTTATGAAGTCTATATCTAAATGATTGAATCTAAAAGAGTTATGATAAAAAGACAGATTAAAAGATTAATAACTGGTACTAGGTAAATCAAATAACGATTGCTACTCACACATAGGAGGTTTAACTATGGCTTATGGTTACGATCCAAAAATAGCAAAAAAATTCCTTGATTTGTACGCTAGCGGTAAAACTATGCGTAAGATATTTGAAGCTAATAAGGATTTTCCCTCTCGATGGTCTGTTTATAGATGGCGCAAGGACAATCCTGATTTTGATGAACTGTTTATCTTGGCATCTGAGTGCTTTGCTGATAATGTGGTTGAGGAAGCATTTGACAATATCAAAGACGAGACAGACGCAAAGCGCGCTAAGTTGCTTGATGTTCAATTTAAAGTATCTACCTGGTACGCTGCTAAGATTAATAGAGCTAAGTATGGAGACCGGATCGACGTTGAACATACGGTCAAGCTTGACATTTCTAAACCATTACAACTTGCAATGAGTAGGATACAGTCAATTAAGCCACTAATTGAAGCATCAGCCAAACAGATAGAATAGTCTGGAAGTATCATAAGATATGTTCTCAGCCTAACATCTCATAGTATTACAGACACACACAACAGCATCAAATCAATTTCAGTTTGGGTTAATCAATCTCATGTCCTACTATCGTTTCAATTCTTAAACACATTTCAAATCCTTCAAAGTAATCTTGAATATATCCTTGGGCTACCCCCGGGGGAAAAACGCGGCGCTCCCCCCTCCACCTATCCCCACCAACGAATTTTTATATTTTCGAAGGTAAGCTTCTTTGTTCTTTCCATAAGGTTGTCATAAGGTTTGTTTAAGTGATCGGTGATTTTCCATAAGGTTAAGATAAGGTATATATTATTTTATTTTACTATTGACTGTAATCTCTTTCGTGTTATGCTGACGTTATTATTATTACAGACATAAGTGGGGAAGTGATTATGAAAAAACGAAAACGTCAAAAAGGAGTTCAGTGTAGTGTAGATGGCTGCGGCAATTGGTGTACTGGAAATGATTTGTGTCAGAAGCATAATCAAGCTATGTATCGATATGGAAGTGTTGAGGGCAAGGCGATTGTGAAGTCGGTATGTAAGGGTAAGGGATGTAGGAAGGTTGTTAATAGTAATCGTGGTGGTGAATATTGTAGTGAGAAGTGTAGGCGTAGTCAGCCGGATCGTAAGAAGAATGCGTATAAGGCTGTGAAGGATTGGCGTTCCCGGAATTTGGATGAGGCCAGGCGTAGGGATAGTTTGGGTAAGCGGACGAAGCGTAGGTTTCCTGATGTGGAGGTATGTGTAATTGAGGGTTGCGAGGACATTGGGGAGCGTCATCATCCTGATTATGATAAGCCATATGAGATAGTTTGGTTGTGTAAGGATCATCATGGGGCTGTACGTAAAGGCGGCCGGTCAGAGTTTGCTGTGGATGAGATCCGTGTGGATGAAAAGTGGAAGGCTGCACATCTGAAGAATTTGGATAAGATTATTCCTGTGAGGAAGTAAATGTCTGGTCTGTTATTTTTTTGGCATCTATCTTGCGATGCAGAAATATCTAATGTGTAATATTTTATTATTGATTTGCAATGTGTGATGTGTTATAAGGGTTGGGTATGGAAGGAATATTTGAAACGGTTACTATTTCTGAAAGTGAAATACCTGAGATCATGCTGGCGTATCCTGTCGTTGAACAACGAAGGAGGGTTATCGAGTGGTTAAGGGTTAGGTTGCAAGCTTCGGATGTTGAGTTTAAGCTAGTCTTGGGCGCATTGCGCGTTAAGTATAAGCCTGGTAAATTAGAGGAAGAGTATTAATTGGTTGGCGCATCTTGATCCGTATGCGTCTGAGACGGGATGACGGATCCATGAAAGCTAGACGTTGGCAAACAGACGATCACCCGGGCTTATTATTTTATTATTTTGAGAGAGGAGAATATTATGAAGATATTTTTTGTATTTATTTTATGCTTAATTTTTGCAGCAAATGAATGTATAGGGGGCGATGAAACTGTAGGTCTGTCTTGGGAAAATTATAAAACAGGGGAAGTTGAAATTTTTATTGTGGGGCCTCCTGATTCCAGGATGAAAGAGTTTATACCTCAGATTCCAGGGGCTCAAGGGCTTTATGATCTTTATATTGCAAAGGGTGATGGCTGTATGGATGCGGCTAGTAAGGTAATGATTAAATGTATTGATGTCGGTGAGAAGAGGCAGCGAGATAGATAAGGTGTGATTCATTCAGGGCATGTATGCGTGAGAGCGCGATGGTTCTTGAAAGGAAACCTTAAAGAGGTACATGCCTTGAGTAGATGGCATTATAGGCGAGAGCGTAACAATTAAATTTAGTTAAATCATGAGTATAGTAAGATGCTGCAAAAATTGTGTGTATGAGCCAACTAAGCCTTGTTTGATATGTGAGGACCATAGTCAGTTCTTTCATAATGAGAATATGGAGCCTGATGAGATTACAGAGGTTAAGTTTTTGGGTAGTACTCCTGTTCTTACTGGCGGTAGTCCTGTGGCATCTAAGACAACTTCTAACCGATATACGAGGGATGTGAGGGACAGATGAATAAATATTGGCTGTGTTGTGGATCTAAGGACGTAGCCCATAAGGATGAAATTGCTGATAGATGTTTAGAGTCGGCTGATGTTAATGCAGATCGTTTCCGGTACGGTACGGCTGAAGATCACATGATCTGGCAGTTTGAAAAGTTGGGCTATAAGCCAGAGGAATATAGGAATTTTATGAGGCCAGATACGGAGGTTTATATCCCAAATGCTTTTGAATTTGAGGAGTGTCCGCAATGTGCTGCAAAGGCAGGTACTCCACCATTGTGTGTAAGCTGCTGCCATAATCGGAGAGCAATTGAGAATCTGAAGAAGAAGATACAAAATCCTGTAGTGAAGACACTTGAATTTACGATACCTGAAGTGCATGCAAGCAAGTCTGCAGAAGTTATCACCGTAATAGATAAGGTAATGGTAATGTATAGGCATGAGCTTAAAAGCTCTGACAATATTGCTATAGCTAATTATTTTATGAATAAACATGGATGTGGGAGCTGAAGATGTGTAAGTGGTTGATAAAAAAACTTAAGGAGTTTGCTGAAAAGCTAAACAATCCTCTTTTGTCTACGTATGAGATGGTAGGCCATTACGAGGAAGGTACGAGTACCTGTGTGAATAAGAAGAATCAGATTGAGGAGTATATAAATAAAGCAGAGACGGTTGATGAATTCAGGGAGAAATATCATGCCGGCATGAAAGAGGCACTTTTTACTGGACCCAAGAAGTGCTGTGGCCTGTTCCCTGTAATGACAGTTAGGTACAATGATAAGGGTGATACTCCCGGAACCTTTATAGAGTGCTGTAGGTGTAAACGGTCTGTGTGGCAGGAGAAGCAAGTAGGGGCAATAGAAACTTGGGATTTTTTCACTCCAGATACAGTTAAGAATCCTGAAGAGAAGTGTAGTAATTGCAAGTTCTACGCAGACTTTAATAAATGTAAAAAGCGAGCTCCTGTTTTTGTGAGTTTTAAATATGAAGAAAAAACAGTATACCCATATGTAGAATTAAATGAATGGTGTGGTGATTTTAGATGGAAGAAAGGGATATAATGTTCGAGTGTATATGTACTGAATGCGGAATTGTGTTTCCTGCAAAGACGATGCTTAAGGAGATATGTAGCCCGAAGTGCACTATTAAGAAATGGAGGCGTACTGAGAAGGGTAAGAAGAGTCTTGATACACAGGCAAAGAAAGCTAAGAAGCGTAGGAGGAAGCAGGTCTGTGAGCATTGCAAGGATCCGTTCCTGACTGCGAGAAAGAAGCGGTATCTTTGTGATAAATGCGTTCCGGATCATAGTCTGGATTATACACAGGCCCGGTTTAGGAAAAATAAGAGATGGTCGAAAAAATCAAAGTAACCATCCATGCAGTAGAGAAGTTCAGGGAGAGAGCAGAGTCTACGAAGTCCGATAGAAGTATTAGAGGCCGGATAGAGAGGATGTTCGAAAAGGCCGTTCCTTATGAGCCTCCAGTTGGGTTCAGAGTAGCGTCTTTGATTAATCATAAGTTTTCTGCTACGAGCTATTATCGTTTAGGTGAGTGGGTTTTTATTGTTTGCAATGATTCGATTGTTACGCTATATAAGGCCGGGAACAATTTATTGAAACGAAGGTCTTTGAGAAATCTACCCAAGAAGCGAAACAGGAAGAGGAGGAAGTAGATGGCGAATAAAATAAAATATGCACTATACCCGGGAAGAGTTGTTTCTAGAAATGACGGACAAATCCACTATATTGATGCGTGTCGGCTTGCACATCTGTATGGAGTGAATATGAGAGAATGTGTAATTGTCACAGAAGATGATGCAAGGAGGGGGCGCTTTGATAGGGATATTCACCGTTTGGAGGCTTTACGTCCTAAATGCAATGGCAATTATCATCTTCCTCCGGAGGTTGCCATTGCATGATCAAATCGACAAGGATATGAGGTTTTTCGGATACTTGATGATTGGTGGAACATTTATTGCTTGTGGTGTTATGGGTGCTGTGGCTACGATAACAGGAACGGCTATAGGAAAGCTTATTTGTTTATTTTTAGATTGAAAGGGTGGGTGATAGACAGTGACGATGGTGTTAATCCGGATAATAATTATGACGATCCTTATGAACAGCAGCGCGATTGGTAGGTCCAGGGGTTGAGTATCCTGGTATAAATCACTCAAGTAATTTTAATCCTTAGTGGGAGAGGTTAAGATGATAGAGCTTCAAATAGAGTTTCATAGAATGATAGATGATCTTGTGGCTCTGAACAAAAAGTTTAGGGATGTCTATGCTGAAAGGTATTTTAATGAAGGCATCAATGATGTCTCATGGGTAAGGAATTTTTGTACCATTAAATGTTGTATTAGTCGTGGTGCAGGAAAAACCGAGTACATTGTACAGAACGCGGTAGAAGGCGATTTGATAGTAGTTGCGATGGACAAGGATAAAGAGAGGCTGAAGGCGTATCTTGGCGGTAAGGATATCAGGGTTGTGGCACTGCATGAACTTGAGAGGGGATTTATGCGGCGCAGCAGAAAATACAAAACGATATATGTTGACGAGCCAGATCGAGTATTTGTGGTTAAAGGACAACTTGAAAAATTGTATTTCGATACAGCAACAGGAGACAAGGACCAGACATATATATTCTTGGGCAATTAAATCATGATATATTATCTAAAAATGATTAAGACTGGAATCCTGTACTGTTTCTGGAAAACAATAAGATTCTTTTATGAATTGAAAGCGTGGGATAAATAATATGTTCTTTAAAGATCAAGACGGAGCCCAAGGCGTTGTGTTCGGCGATAAGAAGGTGGTTGTGGCAAACTTCCAGATGGAGGATGAGGAAGGTACAATTGCCGGTGTCTTGTTGGGCGAGGGCGTTAAGAATAAGATAGTTACGATGGACAATAATCAAGGTAAAGATTCTGGAGAAATCAGAACGAAGATACGGATGGTGTTTACGGAAATAGCCTCTATCGATGTTGTGATGGGGGCATTGCAAAGAGCAAAGGATGTACTGTTTAAACAGGAATCGGATAAGGTTTTAGCAGAAGGCGATGGCGTATTGAAACCGGAGGAAAATTGAAGATGTTTAATATTTTTAAAAAGAAAACGGCAGAAGAGAAAATAATTGAACTTAAGAGCAAAATCGCTTCAATGGAAAAAGAAGTTGAATTGCTGTGGAAGTTTGAGAATGATGGTGGTTACTTAATTGGTAAGCGAGCCGAAATAATCGGTATAGAAAAGAGGTTGGCGTACTACAAAAAGAAGCTAGAGTTATTATCCGTTTAATAAAGCAATACAATGGCTGAAAAAACAGGCAAGTTTGATAAGAAAGGTGAGCTGGAGCTGATGAATGCGCTCTGGTCGGAGGAGTGCTTGTTGTATCCGGAAGTGTTTGTCCGGATGGTATTTCCGTGGGGTGAGCCCGGTCCTCTTCAAGATTTCAAAGAACCTCGGGCTTGGCAGATTGAAGAATTGCAGAAAATTGGTCTGCATAACCATCAAAACCAGTTAAGGATTATTGCTGGCGAAACTCCCATTCCTTATAGATTAGCCATTGCCTCGGGGCGTGGGCCTGGGAAAAGTGCCCTTGTCGCATGGATAGCTCTGTGGGCAATGTCAACTCGCGTAGGATCTGCAACCGTAATTGCGGCAAACACAGAACAGCAGCTCATGTCTCGTACCTGGCCGGAGCTTGGCAAGTGGCATACTCTCATGCTCAACTCTCATTGGTTTGATCGAACAGCGACAACCCTCAGACCTTCTAAACTCTTAGATCTCAGTAAGACAGGTATTGATACGGCATATTATTACGCACAGGCTCAGTTATGGTCAGAAGAGAATCCTGATGCATTTGCTGGTCTTCATAATGCCAATGGTATGGTTCTGATTTTTGATGAGGCCAGCGGAATACCTGAATCCATATGGAATGTGTCTAAAGGGTTTTTTACTGAACCAATATTTTTAAGACTGTGGATTGTGTTCTCTAATCCTCGTAGACCATCAGGAGCCTTCTATAACTGTTTTCATAAAAATAGTAAGTCATGGAGCACAAAACATATTGACTCACGGGATGTAGAAGGGTTGGACAAGGCCGTACTACAGGAGATCGTAGATGAAAACGGCGAAGATGACGATGTTACCCGGGTAGAAGTAAAAGGCCAGTTCCCTCGTACTGGATCTAATCAGCTGATTGGTTGGGATACGGTCAACGATGCATGTAAGGGCAAGATTAAGAGGGAAGACGTTGCTGGCTCTGCGAAGGTTCTTTCTGTAGATGTGGCCAGATATGGTGATGATTTGTCTGTTATTCAGCAAAGGCAAGGACTGTTGGCAGAAATGCCTATCCATTTTGCGAAGATGGACAATATGAAGTTGGCTGGAGTTATTGCCAATATTGCAGTTAGATGGGAGCCGGACGTTATTATAATCGGATCCGGTGGTGGCCAAGGCGTAATTGACAGGCTGAAGCAATTGGGCTTTAATGTAATAGAAGTAGATGAAGGTGGCAGTGCGGATCGCAAGGATTTGTATCTGAACAAACGCATTGAGATGTGGGATAAGGCCGCTGAGTGGTTTGCAGCTGGCGGTGTGATACCAGACCACCAAAGACTCAAAGAGGATCTTTCCTCTCCTGCCTACAGTTATACAGACCAAACACATAAGAAAGTGTTGGAAAGCGCCGAATCAATGAAAAAGAGGGGGCTTCCTTCTCTTGACTTCGGTACAGCTCTTGTATTGGGATTTGCATTCGATGTAGCTCCTACAATGGGAGCGAACAATAAAGCCAATAAAGGCAAGGTCACTACCGAATGGGATCCGTTTGATATCAAACTTCCTGATCTGAAAAACAATGTTCATCAGTAGTTATCACCTCGCAGCATATTAGTATTTCTGAAATACCCTCCAAAGTTTTTTCTTGACAAATATATATTGACCTGATAGATAACCGTGTAATATTTACACACCATGTAAAATTTACATGGTATAGTACTTTCTATAAAGGGAAATACAATATGTGTGTTAGCAATCCATTTTCAACTCCATCAGAGCCAGCGCCACCACCAGCGCCGGTTGTAAGGACAACACCAAAGTTACCTCCTAAAACATCAAGAGATCCAAGTACTGCAATTAACAAGGCTAGAGATACGCAGAGAAATAAGGCAAGGGCTGTTGCTGCAAGAGGGGGAACCTTGGTCACAGGTGCAGGGGGATTGTCCGGGGCAGCATCAACACAGAAAAAAACATTATTAGGAGCATAAACATGGCGCATTTGTCAGATAAAGATTTTGAGGCTCAAATGGACATGGACACCTTGAAGGCCGCAAAGAAGATAGAGGCTGATCCAAAAAGGTTTTCAGCTGCAAAGAAGATGGCCAAGAAGGAGATTGCTGCTCTGCGAAAATTAGGCAGTACTTTGATCACTGATGAGAAAAAAACATTATCAGGGGCATAAGGAGTATTGATTAGAATATGACATTAAAAGCAAGGAGTCAATTTGATGTAAGGTTTAAGGAGTTGGAGAATATGCAGTCTCCATATCAGGGATCCTGGAAAGACATAAGGGATTACCAGATTCCTAATCGTGGTAATTTTGTTGAAGATATTGGTACTAAAGGTTTAAGGAAGGACCTTAAGATCTTTAATGGCACTCCGGGGCTTTCAGCGAGAACATCACAAGCTGGCCTCACGGCAGGGATAACAAGTCCATCCAGACCATGGTTTAGGTTGGCACTGGCAAATACTGCACTTAATGAAAGAGCAGATGTTAGGGCATACTTACGAGGAGTTGAAGAGGCATTATATCAGGTTTTTAACCGGTCTAATTTTTACGCACAAGCATCTCTGGTTTATCTGGAGACTTTGGGATTTGGCCAGGGGCCAATGTCAATTGTAGCAGACTTTGAGACTGTTGCTCATTTCGAAGCGTATACGGTTGGTGAATATTTTATAGCAGTAAATAATAGGGGAATGGTGGATGTCCTTTATCGAAGGATACACAAGACTCCTGTGCAGCTTATAGAGGAATTTGGAGAAGAAAATGTATCTGCTGCAACGAAAGAAAAGGTCAAGGGTGGCAACGCAGATACGCCTGTTAAGATTATACATGCAGTTGAGCCAAATGATACTCGCGTCCCTGGGATGATAGACGCAAGGAATAAAGCATATAGGAGTGTTTACTATGAGGTAGATGCTCTGAGTACAGATAAAGCTTTTCTTAGTGTATCTGGGTTTGATTCATTTCCTTATGTTGTGCCGAGGTGGTCTGTTAATGGTAATAGCCCTTATGGTACTGACCAACCAGGCATTATTGCATTGGGAGATGCAAAACAGTTACAGTCAGGAGCCTATGAAAAGGCAAGAGGGTTACAGCTAAATATGCGTCCTCCATTACAGGCTCCTTCTAATTTAAAGAATTCAAATATTCATTACGTGCCTGGTGGGATTACCTATGTAGATCAGTTTGGTGGCAGTGGGAATGCTGGTATCAAGTCTATGTTTGATAATCGTGTGCCACTTGGAGATATAATTCAGGATAACAACGATATTGAGGAGAGGATTAGAAATGCTTATTATGTAAATCTGTTCTTAAGTATACTGGCCAATGACAGGCCACAGGATATGAAAGCAGAAGTTGCTTTCCAGATAGACAAGGAAAGACTTTTGATGTTAGGACCTGCACTTGACAACTTCAGTAATCAGTTCTTGAGCCCTACTATAGACAGGGTTTTTGGGTTGTCAGAGGATGCTGGTATTCTTCCTGAACCTCCTGATGATTTGGACCAAGAAGAGTTGAAGGTTGAATATGTTTCCGCGTTGGCCAAGGCTCAGAAACTTGCAGGAATAAGTAATATGGAACGAATGGTAAGTTTGGCAGGAACGATAGACGCAATTATTCCTGGTACTATTGATAAAATAGACGGTGATCAAGTGATCGATGAGGCAGGAGAGGCGCTTGATGTTCCGTCTAAAATTATAAGATCTGATGAGGATACAGCTAAGATTAGGGCTGACAATCAACAGAGAGATAACATGCAGGTTGCACTGGAATCAGGAGTTGCTGCGGCTGCAGCAGCTAAAGATTTAGCTGACGCGCCGATTGGTACAGGTAGTGCACTTGATGTATTAGTGGGAACATAATGAGCGACGGAAAAGAAAATTTAGGCATACAGGATGAGCAACCGGAGCCGACAGCAGATGAAAAAGTGGCTGCGGCCAGATTGCATTTTATGGTTGATTCTACTATGTCTCATAAGGCTGGCAGGGATTTTGTATGGGAGTTGTTAGCCAGATACGGAGTATATCAGGATTCTTTTGATGAGAATCCTATTATCATGGCAAGGAAAGTTGGTTTAGCAGGAGCAGGATTAATTTTATTAGATTTAATATTGTCTGCATGTCCGGAGAAACACGATATGATGAATGCCGAACACAGACTAATGGGGGAAAACCAAGATGATTAATAGTGGGGAAAAGTGGGAAATCTTGACTGATGGCGGTGAAGAGACTGGTGACAAGAGTGATGAGTCTGGTGCAGAGGAAACCGGTGATAAGGAGATTTTGTATCCGGATAAAGATGATGAAGCAGGTGGTGACAAAGACGCTGATGCAGATGCCGATAAAGATGCCGATGAGGACAAGGGCGCAGATAAAGATGCTGATGATGGTAAAGATAAAGACGCTGACGATGACAAGGACAAGGATGCTGAAAAGAAAATTGCAGACGACAAGGCAAAGGCTGATTTGGAAGCCGGTATTGTCACGGCAGAAAACCTTGAGATTCCCGAAGGTATAAAAGCAAATGAGGATATTCAGGAGAAATTTCTTACGCTGGTAAACGACAAAGAGATGTCTCCAGCAGACAAAGCACAAGCTTTTATTAACTTGCAGCAGGATTTATATGCTGCCCAGGCCGAGGCTCATCAGGACCAGATTGATGCATGGGAGAAAGAAGTGTCTCTTGATAAAAGGTTTATTGGTGGCACTGGAGACAAGTTAAATGAAAATCGCGCTTTTGCAAAGAAGGCGATGGACATGGTGGACATAAAAGGATTACCGGAGTTAATGTCAAGAGAGCAAACAGGGCTTGGCAGCCATCCGGTCATCTTTGATTTGTTTGTAAAGATTGGAAAGGTAATCAGTGAAGATTCATTTAAAACCGGAGGAGCTGGAGGAGGCGGTACAGAGCCTAAATCAGATGAACAGGTTCTTTACGGCGAACCGGTAAAGAAGTAGTATTTTATAACTGGCGATATAGAAGGGCAATAATTAGGGGTAGCCTAAGTGGGAGGCCCACTCTCTTTGCTTTTGCTCCCCTTCTTATTGCCCGGACCAGTGTAAATTGGAGGATTTTATTATGGCTACAGTTGGAACGTCTTATCTCACCATCGCTGATGATGTGAAGAGAAAGGACCCGGACAATAGAATTGCAAGAGTGGTTGAGTTGTTATCTCAGACAAACCTGCTCATGCGTGATATTGTCGTGAAGGAAGGCAATACGCAGACCGGTCATAGAACCACAATGCGAAGTGGGTTGCCTACAGTAACATGGAGAAAGTTGTACGGATATACGCAACCAAGTAAATCAACCACAGTACAGGTGGATGATGCTGCTGGTATCTTGGAAGGTTTCTCGTTTGTTGATGAGGATCTTGCAAGTCTAAGCGGAGATGTTGCTGCGTTGAGACTGTCTGAAGATAAGCCTTTTTTCGAATCAATGAATCAGGAGTTTATGCAGACATATTTCTACGGCAACACTGACACTGATCCTGAAGAGTTCATGGGTCTTTCCCCAAGGTTCAGTTCAATAAGCACTACTGCTGGTAATTCTGGTACCCAGATTATAGATGGTGGTGGTACTGGAAGTGATAACACTTCAGTGTGGCTCTTAAAGCATGGTGAAAACTATCTTCATTCTTTCTTCCCTAAAGGTACAGAAATGGGGCTGACTCATAAGGATATGGGTTTACAGACTGAGACTGATACTAATGGTGGAAAAAGGATAGGATATCAGACTCAGTACAAATGGAAAACCGGTTTGTCTGTCAGAGATTACCGTCATATCGTTAGGATTGCTAACCTTGACATAAGTGATTTGCTGACAGCTGAATCTGGTTCAGATACATCGGCAGACCTTATCAACCTAATGATTGAGGCTATGCATCTAAAGATGGAGCACCTTGAGGGTGGAAAGCTTTCTTTCTACTGTGGCCGTGAAGTTTATACTGCGCTCACAAAGAAGGCTGTAGCAAAGGCGAATGTCAATCTGACATACGAAGATTTTGGTGGGCCTAACAGGGTTATGGCTTTCCAGGGTATCCCTGTTCAGAGAGTGGATGCGCTTACGATCACCGAAGCACAAGTGACTTAATAAAACAACCGTACGTAAAAACCGTACAGTTAATATTTTATAATTTTGCCCTTTAAAAAGGGAGGTAATCATGATTTTAGATACACAGGCTCTGCTTTGTGATGATCAAGCGATCACGGCAACTGCGGATTCCGAGAACATAATCGAGCTTCCAAAGAGATCAAACTTTGGTAAGCCAATGAGATTGCTGGTACAGGTGACAGAGACATTTTTAACTCTGACATCTCTTAAGATTGATGTGGAGACTGATGCACTTGCTGCGTTTGGATCTCCTACTGATATCTATACTGGTACTGCAATAGCGGCTGCGACTTTGGTTGCAGGGTATAAGTTTAATATAGACTTCATGCCTAGAAACAATGAGGAGTTTATTAGACTTGAAATGACCGTTGCCGGATCTAATGCAACAGCTGGTAAAATCACTGCCGGTATAATTTTTGATGAACAGAGTAGCAAGTCTACTTTCCCCCCTGCGTAACATGGGGTGAATAGTTTTTATTGAGAGGCAAGGGGAGTTAATTGCTTCCCTTGCCTTTTTTATATTAAGAGTTTAGATGTTTTTCGGGAGTTATAGAATGATGAAATTTAAAGTAGCCTTATTGTCATTTCTGGCATTGGTGTTTATTGCACCATCTTGTTTTTCTGGTAGCTCTACTGACAAGGCATTTACTGATAACATAAGAAGAAGTGATGGGTTGGTTACTGTTACTGTCAGGGATTACAAAACCGATGTGGCTTTAGGTTTGATTGCCGATGAGTCAGATGGGGGAAAGTTCGGCGAGAATATTGAGGTTGATTCTGGAGTGGTTGCAGATGTGTGGGATGGTGGTCATACAGTTGCCAGTGGAGGCGTGTCTCTTATATGGGTTGCTCCCACTCAGGCAAGGGTGCATCAATTGGTTTCGTCAAGCACAAGCGATGACGGTGATCCTGCTGGTGTTGGTGCGAGAACAGTCAGGGTGTATTATTTAAAAGATTGGGATACTCCTGAGATGGCAATAGACGTTGTGATGGATGGTACTACAAATGTTGCCCTTCCTTCATGTGTTATTATTAATCGTATGAAGGTTTTGACAAAAGGTGCTACAAATGTAAATGTTGGTATTATAAAAGCAACAGCTGATACAGACTCAACAATAACTAGCCAGATAAGGGCAGGACTTGGACAAACACAACAGTGTATTAAGGGAATATCGTCTTTGGATGCTCTTGTGATGGATGGCATGGACACTTCCATAAATAAGGCAGGGGGAGCTGCAGGGCTATTGGATCTCGCCTTATTGTATAACCCGGAACCTGATGCGCAATTAACAAATTTTCTTACTAAGAAAACATATGGACTTCAGACCGTAGGCAGTTCAGAAGCATCGCATTCTTTCGGATTTAACGGATTGCTTATTGGACCAGGAATAGCAAAGCTACAGTCTTCTAGCGGAACAAATGACATGGATGTATCTGCGGGATGGAGCGGTGTCATTAAAACAGATATTTCTGGTTTTACTGTTTTAATGACTCAAGGCGGCAAAATGCTTACTACGCAAAATAGCTATGCGTTGATAACTCAATAAAGTTGTAAATTAAAAAAGCTCTAAACTATTTATCTCAAGGAGAAAAATGATGAGAAAACTTAATTCTTTACTTTTAATAATCTGTCTTTTGCTGATAATGCCGATGTCTTCTGCCTTTGCTGTATTCAAGGCAGGTTATCAAAAGACTACTGATTTACCGGCAAGTACCGCGCCGGTTGCCGGAAGCACTGTTCATATGGATGTGGGATCGAGTACTGTCAAGGTGGCTCTTTCTGATGTTGTGGCCTCTGCTGCAAATATAGGTGCAGCAACTATTGTAACTGTTGGAGCATTGGATTCTGGATCTATAACTTCAAATTTTGGAACGATTAATAATGGCGCATCTAATATTGATACCACTGGAGATATAACTGGTGGTGCAATAGAGGCGACAGGTGATACGGCGGCAGGAGACAATTCTGCTCATGGATATACTGCAACAGAGGGATTGGTTCTTACCGGTCAGGGATCCACAAATGATGTCACTATTAAAAATGATGCCGATGCTGACGTTATTGTGATTCCAACTGGCACGACTACTCCGACTATTGCTGACGATACCACGTTGACCACAGGAACAATAATATTGGCAGACGGAGGAACTGTGACGCAGATAACGTCCAGGGCAACTGGAGTCACGCTCAGTACTCACTCCGGTCAGATTACGACTGACACGACTTCCTTGGCTGCAGGAGCAGAGGCTACGTTTACGGTGACGAATACGATAGTGACAGCTCTTGATACCATTATAGTCAATGCCGCTTCAGGGCAGACAGCAGGAACGTCTGTGCCTATAGTTTCAGCGGTAGGATCTGGCTCATTTGATATTACTCTGACAAATCTTCATGCATCAACTGCAGACACAGGGGCCATGGTTATCAATTTTGTTGTCCTTAGAGGCGCATCCTCTTAATCGTTTCAATTAAAAAAGTAAACAATGAAATATTCAGAAATCAGAGACACGCTCAAGACAGGAGATATTGTTCTTTTCTCCGGAGAAGGCTTTATCAGCAACCTTATTAAGTTTATGACGAGATCTCCATGGTCACACGTTGGCATGGTAATTCGCTCTGAGGTGCTTGATATGCTTCTTTTGTGGGAGTCAACGACGCTCAGTAAGCTAAAGGATATCCATAGCGACACAATGAAGCAGGGTGTCCAAATGGTAGGTTTAAGTGCCAGGGTTGATTCTTATGAGGGGTTGGTAGGTATCAGAAGTCTTGAGGGTGTGGAAATGAATCAGAGTCGGATGAGGGCATTGGCTGATTTCAGAGCAGAGATGAAGGATCGCCCATATGAGCAAAACAAGCTTGAGTTGGCAAAGTCTGCCTATGATGGTCCTTTTGGTCACAACGAAGAAGATTTATCTTCAGTGTTTTGCTCGGAGCTTGTTGCTGAAATGTATGAACGATGGGGATTGCTGCCGGAAAAGGTATCGAGTAATGAATATACTCCAGCGAATTTGGGAAACCCAATAGATTTATTGGAAGGTAATTTATCAGAAGTTATAGAAATCGAGGTAGGATAATGGCAGATGTTATTAAAAGAGCCGCAATGGGAAGCCGTAAGATGGCAGTAGTTTTCTGGTGTGTCATGGCTATTACCGTGATTGTATTTATGCATCTTTCCTATAATAAGGACATTGGTTATGGCGGTCTAATGGCAATGATGTTTATTGCTGCTTTGGGTGGTGTAGATGCATGGAAGCAAGGCATGTTTGATAAAATAGAAAAAGGGAATATCCAATGAAGATTACTGTTAAATCAGTAGTTATTTGCTTTTTATTAGTACTTGGCATTATTGGATGTGCAAAGATTCATACAGACGGTAATGAGATTACTTATAGTCGTTTTGGATCTCAGAACCTATCTGACGTATCTTTTGAGAAAAAGGCAGACGGTACAGTCAGGATGAAGATTGGCAAGCAGCAAAGCAACGACATGAGCAAGGCATTGGATGTAGCTGGCGAAGCTATTAAACGAGTTCCTGTAGCACCTTAAAGGAGAATATATGTCTGGCGATGACGTGAGCGCATTGATGGGGAAGTTGGATACGATACACAAAGATATAGAAGAGTGTGCAAAAGAAAATGCTGTCAACACAAGCAATGTTAGCAGGCATGAAGACTTGATAAGTGGTTTATATGATGACAGGAATGATCATTCAAGTAGGTTGGATACCATAGAGACTACATATGACATTGAACAAAAGCATGACGGTGAGGACCGAAGAAGCAGAAACCTTATATTTGACAGAGTTACAAGAATACTGACAATTAGCGCTATTGTGATTTTTGGAATATTGACATTATTATCAAGAATTGGAATTTTATAGAAAGGTGGGTGTTATGGAGACAGAGATGGATTTGATAAAGGTTGAAGTTGTTGGCAAGAATGCGTATTACAGTATTAACAAAGGCGATGAGACTATGCATGATCAAGGGGATATTATTGACTTCAATAAAGCTCATATGAGTACTCTAAAATCCAATATTGGGACTAAGGATCAAGAGAAGAAATACCTTCCTACATGGGCAAAGGCAGTAGGCAAGGGCGTTGCTACTCGTCCAGCACATAATCCGAGTGTCATGCAGAAACCAATTGCTCTGAGCGAGATGGCAAAACAGATATCTCCTGCTGTTAAAAAAGAGATGGACGACTTTGCAAAGGAGAAGGCTGCATTTAAGAAAGAAAAAGAGGAGTTTAACGCATCCAAGGGTACTATTAAAAAATAAAACATGGCAAGTAAAATAGATATATTTAATTTTGCACTGGCAGGTGTCTCTGCGAAAGCGTTTGTCAACTCATTACAGGAAAACAGTAATGAGCGTAAGTACTGTAGCGCGGTGTTTGATAGTGCGTTTGATACGTTTCTTGGTGATCATGATTGGAAATTTGCGTCAACTTTCACTGAAAACGGACTCGCTTTGGAAAGAGATTCAAACGATGATCCTCCTCCTGCTGCGCCGTGGGTATATGAATATACATATCCTTCTGATTGTGTTGTTGCAAGAGAGATTCTGCGTGACACGACTAATGAAGCTGTTGTTCCTTTTGATGTCATGCTTAATCCCGATTCAAATGGGAAGGTGATTGTTACTGATAAATATCAGGCAAAGTTGAGATATACACAGCGGATAGCCAATGTAACATTGCTCAGTCCTAGTGGGGCACAGGCCGTTGGGTGGAAACTTGCAACGCTGATTGCTATTCCTCTGACAAAGGATTTGACTCTAAAATCTAATGCCGAAAATGCATATGCAGTTGCTCTTTCTCTGGCAGCGGCGCATGATTTCAATGAAGCTTCGCAGAGAAAAGCTCCTGATCCGGAATCAATACAGGCCAGGGGCAGCTTTGTTGCTGGTCATGATTCTAAGCTGAGTCCTTCAACTTAAGTCCTTAAGGAGATTAAATGCCGGTTGACAAGAAACTTTCATTTGCCGCAGGAGCGGTAGATCCGTCGATTTACGGAAGACCAGACTTGCAAAAATTTGACTCAGCCTGTCGTACTTTGTTGAACATGATTGTGCATGTCCAAGGTGGAGCAAGTAACAGAGCCGGTCTTCAGTATATAGATGTATGCCATGACAGTTCAGAAACTACAAGGGTTATAAGATTCAGGTTCAATACAGAGCAGACATATATCCTGGAATTCAGCGACTTTGCAATGAGGGTGTATAAGGATCAGGCATTAGTTCTTAATTCTGCAGTTACAATCACAGCTATAAGTAAGGCAGATCCGTGTGAAGTAACTATTGGAGCTCATTCTTTGGTTGTGGGGCAACATGTCTTTGTAGATGGTGGAGATATGACAGAGCTTGGTGCGAAGGCTTATAGGGTTAATACGGTCACTGCAACTACGTATACTCTCAAGGATATATTTGGAACCACTATAGACAGTACCGCGTTTACCACTTATACAACCGGGGGTACATCTGAGGCATCTCCGATTTTTGACACTTTCTGGCCACAAGCGGATTTGGCTAAGTTGAAGTTTACTCAAAACGCAGACACTCTAACTGTTACCCATCCAGACCATAATACAATTTACAATATAACAAGGACTGCGCATGATGCTTGGACTGTAACTGCTGTTGATTTTACGTCTAAGACACAAGTTCCTGCGTCTTTTACTGCGACTCCAAATCCAGGTACTGGCACGCAGATAAGAAACTATGTTGCTACGGCGATTGACGATGATACAGCAGAAGAGAGCCTTGCTTCTAACACTAATAACGCAACAAATGATTTATCTGTAGCTGCAAATAAAAATGACTGCACTTGGACTCTGGTTCCAAATGCTTCTAATTACAAAGTATATTGTGATGATAATAATTCTGGCGTGTTTGGTTTTATTGGGGATGCATCGACTAATACATTTGAAGATAATTTTATTACTCCTGATTATACGCTCACTCCTCCGGAAACAAGAAGTCCGTTGTTTGTGTCTGAAGGCTTCGTTGTTACAGGTGCTACTCAAGCCGATCCTGTTGTCCTGACTATAACTGCTGGGGCAAGGACTCCTGCTGCTGGTGACCAAGTAGATCCTACAGGCATTGTTGGTATGACTGAGTTGAATAATAACACTTATTTTGTTAAGGCATCAACAGCGACATCTATAGACCTTGAAGATAAAACAGGAACATCATTAGATGGCACAGGCTTTGGTGCATGGGGAGCAGGTGGCACTCAAATAGCAACTGTTTCCGAACAAGGGTTTGCGCCAAGATGTGTAACTTATCATCAGCAGAGAAGGTTATATGCCGGGCCTGATAATAGCCCTTCAACATTTTTTACAAGTAGGATAAAACAGTTTGATAACATGAATGTTTCTGCGATATCTCAGGCAGATGATGCTATTACATTTGATGTGGTGGCTGATGATGTTAATGAAATAAGAGATATGAAGTCGCAGAAGGATTTGTTTTTATTTACTTCTTCAGGAATTTTTGCGATTGTCACTGGAGATACGCTGGCATTTACTTCTACGAATATAGCTTCTGATGAGCAGGAGTCTTGGGGAGTTAGTGATATAAGAGCTATTAAGGCTGGTCAGTCTTTATTGTACGTACAGGATGGAGAGAAGGTTGTCCGGGATCTTCAGGAGTCGCTTGAGAGAACCGGCTTCTCCGGAGATGAACTGACATTGCTTTCAAGCCATTTATTCAAAACAAGGAAGATTGTTGAGTGGGCATACGCCAGGGATCCGGATAGTATAATCTGGTGTGTCATGGATGATGGAACTGTGAATGCGCTGACATATCTCAGGAAGCATCAGATATGGGCGTGGTCACATCACACTACAGATGGACTATTTAAGTCCGTAGAGACTATTCCTGAAACCACTAGCGAATACGGTGTGTATTTTGTTGTGGAGAGAACCGTAAACGGACAGACAATGAAATATATGGAGAGGCTTCACAACAGGGACATTCTTGACATTAAAGATTCTTTTTTTGTGGATAGTGGGTTGAGTTTGGATATTCCTATTGTTATTTCTGGATCAACTGCCGCATTGCCGGTTGTCTTGACACTTGCAAGTACGGCTACACTGACAGATGGTGACTTTATAGATCTATCTGAAATAGTAGGAGTAGAGACTTCAAGTAGTGACGATACTCCTGCTCTAAATGGAAACAGGTATAAGATTGGAAATAAAACAGCTAACAGTGTTGAACTATTCAACAGGACCCCTATCAATGACACAATAACAGGGGTGTCTCTAGCAGACCCATGTGAAATTACCATTGGCGCAAATACCCACAGGGAAGGCCAGCAGGTAAAGGTTTCCGGTGTAGTTGGGACGACTGAACTTAACGGCAATACTTATCAGGTAAAGGCTTCAACTGCAACTGGTGTTACTTTGAAAAGCATTGCAGGGGTTGATCTTGACGCAACTGCGTTCACAGCATATGTATCAGATGGAATCGCTGAGATAGATGATGATGTTGATGGTTCTGATTTTACGGCATATATCAGTGGAGGAGAAGCCAGGAAAGCCGTAACTACAATATCTGGATTAGAGCATCTTGAAGGAGAGGATGTCTCGGTCTTGGCAGATGGAGGGTCTGAATCGAATCCAAATGATTCAGCTTTGGACACAAAAACAGTATCGAATGGATCTATTACTTTGAACAATGCTGCTTCCCGGGTGCATGTGGGATTGCCTTATATAAGTGACCTTGAGACAATAGGCGTTGACCTTACTTCTGTTAATGGGTTGGGAGATTCTTTTGGTAAAGTCAAGTCAACTAATCATGTGAATATAAGAGTCCAGGATAGTGCAGGTATCAGGTTAGGCCCTAGCAAGGATGCGCTTGAACCGTATAAACCTGAAACAGTTGACGCAAACGAAGGACAGGCATTTCTAAATGGCATTATCGGGAAAAGCTTTTTGCCAGAATGGAATGCTGATGCTACTGTATTTGCCAGGCAAATAGATCCATTGCCAATGACAATCCTTAATATATTGCCGGAGGTTGAAGTTGTTAAAAACAGTTGATATAAGAAAATCGATACAAGAAGATATATTGCCAATCGCGGTTAATATGAGAGATGAAGATGTCAAAGAGATTTGGGATTCAAATAGATATTCTCCATACAAGGCATTGGTTAAGGGCATCAAATCAAGAGGGAGCGCGTGGACCATTGTGGTTAATGGGATCCCTATAGGCATGGTAGGTGTTTGCAGGGGTACTCTTTTGTGTAGTAAGGGAACTATATGGCTTTTGGGTACTGATGCTCTAGTAGAAGACAGGAAGCTTTTTTTGAGAATGAGTAGGCTTGTTTTAAAGAACTTGTCTAAGGGGTTTAGTTCTTTGGAAAATTATGTTTCAATAGAAAACAAATGTTCGCTTAGATGGCTGATAGCTTTGGGTTTTACAATAGGAGGAGATTTTAAAAGTATTACAGGCGTGACTTTCAGAAGATTTAGCAAGGAGTGTATATAATGTGTAGTGCAACAGCGGCAGTGGTTACGCTTCAAATAGTTGGTGCTGCCACAGCAGCTTTAGGCCAGATTAGAAAGGCAAATGCAGCTTCAAACGAATCTGATTTTAAATCTCGAATTGCAACTAATAATGCTGATATTGCAAATCAGAATTCAGTCATTGCTCTTAAAAAAGGTTCGGAGGATGTTAAGGATAAAAGAAGAGAAACCAGTCAAGCTATAGGTCTTCAAAGAGCGCAGTTGGCCGGTGCAGGTTTTGATGTGTCATCTGGGTCCTCTATAGAAATATTAACAGACACATCAGTTTTAGGAGAAGTTGACGTATTAAGAATAGAAGAGGATGCTAAGAATAGATCTGATAATTTTAAGCAGCAATCATCCAATTTTGAGACAGAGGCATCATTAGGGAGACTCGCATCTAAGAGTCAGAAAAAATCAGGAAAGATCAATGCGGCAGGAACTTTAATAACAGGTGCGGCAAGGACTGCATCAGTATTTATAAAATGAGAATATAATGCCAAGAATAAATGTTAAGAAAACCCCATCAGTTTCTGCTCCTGATTTAACCCGGGCATCTCAGCAGATAAATGTTCCAAGTGATTCATTTGGTGGAGCAGAAGGACGTGCGATTGAAAACTTGGGAAACAATATCCAGTTCTCTGCACAGGAAATAGGCAAGGGGCTTGCAAGGGTGGAGGCGCGAAGGACTTCGACTGAAGCTTCGACTGCATTCAGGGATGTTCCGATTAGTGAATTGAATTCGCTTGAAGTTGCTAAGAAGAATCCTGGAGATCTTGCTACGTTTCAGAAACGGCAGACCGAAGAGTTTGACAAGAGGATGGATACTATCAGGCAGGGACTTTCTTCTGACAGGGCAAGGCTTAAATTTGACGAGAAGACTCTGGCCACCAGAACGTCAATGGCTAAGAATGCTGCGACATGGGCTCGGACACAAGAGGTTGTACAAGGCAGGAACGCTGTGAATGCTGATATATCTAATCAGATTAATGCTGCTGCCGGTGATCTCGGAAACCTTCAGTCTTACCGTGATGAGTCGATAAGGCTGATAAATGAGGCAGATGCCAATGGTTATTTGATAAATGGTAAAGGGCAGAAACAGGACTCATCTGTTGTGATACAGAACACGCTCAGGGCTATTGATCTCGAAGTAGCTAACTCTCTTATTCAGGATAATCCTGCTGCGTTGGTAAGCATGATAGATGCAGACCTGTTGCCCGGGTTGACGGAAGATGATAAGAGGGTAAAGACCGCTCAGGCAATAAGCTCTGCCAGGAATGCAGACGAAAAAGCGGAGTTGACAATAAAAGATTCTTATTTGTCTACTCGGAAGGATCTTCAGCAAAAGATTGATAACAAAACTGCTACGTTCCAGGAACTTGAACAGCATGTAAGATCTCTTGACGTTGCGGTTGCTGCCGGAGATGAGACTGCTGCTGGCCAACAGGCATGGTTGGAACGCGCGAGAGACAAGGCCAATAAGTCTGAAGAGGATCTTTTTCGAGAGGCGACACAGAAGAAGGTGAGGGGTATTAAGGCAACTGAAGCGGCAAAGCAGATAACTGGTACAGGTAACGCGACAAAACCTTCTGTCTCAGAGAGAAGCAATGCTCTTATGGATTTCGTTAATGAGTTTCAGGGATTTGATATTGTGTCAACTGGGGCGAAGACCACTGAATCTAAAGATAAATTTGAGCTAAAAGATAAAGATAATCCTAACACAAGGATGAGTGATATATTAGATTTCTGGACAAGGGTTTCAGATGCCCAAGATGCACAGTTATTAAGTGAATCAGAGGGAAATATGTTTTTTAAGCAACTTATTCCGGTGATGAGAAGCAAGATATCTTCTAAGCATTTTGAAGAGATAGCTCGTCCATGGTGGAGGCCAGATGTTGCGGTTGGCATTACCGGTCCGGTCAAGAGAGAACAGGACAAATATTCTGATGCATTTTCTAATGTGCTGTCATTGCTTGAAGGTACTCCTGCTCAAAACTCTACAACTAATCAGTCAAAGGCTGTGAGGTATGCATTTCAATTAGCAGAAGAAATGGACGTTGATAAGATTGAAGATGTAGACAAGCGGATTGAGGCTATAAATAAAATCGGCAATGAGGCAATTCAAATGCTAAACAATGAGAATCATCCTTCTCTTCGTGGGCTCAAGACCGATTCTGTAATAGAGTTTAAGCCTACAGGTGCATCTCAAAGGTCAGTCGATTTCTTACAGGCGAATCCAACGCCAGCTAATATTAAGTTTTTTGATCAGAAGTTTGGCAAAGGTGCAGCAGATAAAATTTTAGGAAAATAATTATGGTTGTTCCAAATCCATTTACACAGATAGAAGAAGAGGCGCAGGGTGTTAATCCCTTTGAGGAGATTGAGGGCCACGGTGACATAACTCCAGATAGTCAGGATAGGATTAATCTGCTCAATGACAATGCTGGCAATAAGGAATATATGTTTGTTCCTGGTCGCAATGTCAATGTTGAGCTTCCTAAAGGTGGTATCAGCCGGACATGGGAGCTGATGAGGCGAAGCTTTAATGTTGGCGATAAGACTACTCAGCTTGGAGAATTGGGAGCTGGTGTCATCTTTGGTGATAAGTCTCCGGAGACTGAAGAGAAGATCAAGAAGCTTCAGAAATCTCTTGAAGGTCCGGATCCGACTATAGGTGTTCTTCCTCCTCCTCCGGAGGGTTGGGTTAATTATATTGCTACGGCCATTAGCGAACAGATCCCTAATCTTCTTGGAATGGCTCATGAGGGAATTGAAGCTGGTACTGCTGCCGGAGCTACTACAATGGCTGCAACGGCTCTGGCTGGTCCTGCTGCTCCTGCCGTGGCCCCATTAGTACCTATATCATTCGGTGGTGGATTTGCAACAGGCTCAATGAATTATGCGTTCAATCAAATAGCCGGAAGTTCTTATCTTGAATATAGGGATTTCACGGATAAAGAAGGAAATAAGCTGCCTGATAATATGGCGAAGCTTGGAGCTGTAATGTCCGGAGTTATTGGAACCGGTCTTGAGGCATTGCCATTTGGACTGTTGGCGAAGATAATGCCAGGAGCCAGTAAAATATTCCAGAAAGCAGGGATCCGGGCAACTGAAGCTCTTAAGTTTCCTACCACTACACAGGCAATGAAGACGTTCTTATTTAATATTGCAAAGGTGGCTGCGGCTGAAGGCATAACAGAATCATTACAGGAAGGCGTTCAGATTGAAACAGGTGAAGTGCTAAAGGCATTCGCTCAAGGTGAGTACGAGCCTGTCAGTACCGGTGATATGTGGGCTAGGATACAGGAGGCTGGACTTAAAGGTGCGATTGTGGGTGGTGGCATCACAGTTCCGGTTGCAGGAGCGAGAGCGACATCTGACTTATCTCAGAGTAGATCTGCTACCAAGGCATTAGAACGCGGAGTGAAAGAAGCTGAACAGGCAGAGGTTGAAATTGAAGAGGTTGAGGATATTACGCCAGAAACTTCTGCTAATGTATCTAAAGAAGTTGAGGCTATTGTGACTGAAGCTAATAAGTTGGATCCGAGAGTAAAAATTATTACTCCAGGAGAATCTGCAAAAATTGAAGGAGAGGTATTAACGGTTTCGATAACTCCATCTACACAGGAAAAGGGTAAGGAGTTTCAGCTAACGGTATTTGATAATAAAAAAGGGATTCCCTTGAGTGATACACAGTTTGATACGTTTGATGAAGCGGTGAAAGACGGATTAGATCAGGCTGGTTTGCTGGTAGGAGAGCATTTGCAAGCATCTTTGGATGCAGGGATTCTGACTAAAGAAGATCTAAGTGCAAAAGAACTGGCATTAGTAGAAGGCAGAGGAGGAAGGGGGTCTGAAATTGAGACAATAGCCAAAGTCAATGAGTCGCTTGAGGAAATTGCTCAGTCTCCGGAGACAAGAGAGACGTTGATTCGTGGTCGTGTTAAGGTCATTGATAAAGATATCCTGGCAATCGACAAAGAGATAGATTCTATTGAGAAGCAGATTGTTCAGAGGAAATTAGATAAGCCAGCGAAAACAACTAAGGCTCTTGAGAATAAGGTCGAAAAACTTCTGCTTAATCGTGAGGAATTAGACGTTGAGCGTGACAATTTATTGATTGTTGGCCTTGCAAATAACCTGAAGCTGAAGAAGGCAAAGTCTCCTCTGGCCAAGAAAAAGCAAAAGGCTGACACTGAGGCGGCTATACAGTCAGAAGAAGCCCGACTGATGATCGAGGAGCTTAAGCAGGGTACGGCTCCGGAGAAAGTATTTATTACTGATGATGAGGGGGTTGTTGATCCTGAACTTGTCAGTGTGGCCAGGTCAACAAATCCTCCTTATTTGTTTGGAGATTTAGACATAGTTGGATTGAAGCAGGGTGGCAAGAAGATTAATAGAAGAAGGAAGAAAACGGTTATAGCTGCGATTCAACGAGTGGTTGATGGTAAGGCTCCTCTTTCTGATCCGGCTGCTGCTGCGCTACATCAGAGGATCCTGGACTTGATTGAAGATAGATTGAATGATGAGCAGCCACGGTTCTCTCCTGGAGTTGGTGTTGCGGATCCGTTTAGAGGAAACTCTATTAGAGATCTTGCAGACATAGCTGCTGAACGTGGCGAAACTACTGTAGAAGATCTATTTAATTCTCTTCAGAATAAAGATATTTTGAAGGATGTTGATATCGATACATCGCAGGATATTCTCATAAAAGGAGAAAAAATAGTCAAACTTGAAGAGAGGAGCCTGAAAGATCAATCCCGGGCATTGGCCAAAGGATTACGTGAGGGTGCGAGGTTGGCAAAGAAGGACATAAAACAGGCAATTAAAAATACTAAGCAACTTATCAGGGCCTCATCGATACCGAAGGCAACAAAGGATGCGATCATTGCTCAGTTTGTAACAGGCGAGGCTGATTTCGTTAAGAATATTCCGAAGCTTAAGAGTAAGATTGCCAGTGAGTTTGAGCGTCTTGCTGTCAAAGAGCAGAAGGAGCGTATAAATAAATCACTCAGCAGGAAGACATTGAAGCCAAATGTTATCAGTGGAGTGAAGCAGGGCAAGTTTGATGCAGAAGTTCAGGTTGTTCTTGATAATCTTTCTGACCTTAATAAGACAAGTGGTAAAGTTAATCCGGACACAGGCGAGTCTGCAGCCAGTGAGTTGTTGGATAGTCGTATTGCTGATGAGATTAACGATCCTCTTGGCAATGCCATACTTAATATGAAAGCTAATCCAAGGAATGTCTCCAGTGCGGAGTTAAAGAAATTGGCAGATGTATTAGATATTCTTCTCTCAGAAGGAAGAGAAGCGGCGAAGGCAAGAGTATTAGGCAGACAGATTGCTGTTGATAATGCTGCTATACAGATAAACAATCATGTTACCGGTGGCAATAATATTCAGGCATGGAAGAGGACGGGAACGCAGGGGGCATTTAGGAAAGCTTCTCAGTGGGCACAACAGGCCGTGTCAAGGTTGGTCGATGGATGGGATGAGGTTGTGCTTAGAATTGCTCCAGGGAGCCAGGCTTCCATAT